ATGCTGACAGACTCGCAGGTCCGTGCGGCCAAGCCAAAAGACAAAGCCTTCAAGCTCACGGACGGCGGGGGCCTGTATCTGCAGGTGACCCCTTCGGGCGGAAAGCACTGGCGCTGGCGCTATGAGATCGAGGGCAAGGAAAAGACCTACACGGTCGGATCATACCCGGACGTTCGCCTTCCTGATGCCCGGGCTGAGCGGGATGAAGCGCGCAAGGTTCTGCAGGCCGGACGAGACCCGGCAAAAGAAAAGAAGCTCCTCAAGGCGATCGGCAAGGTCGATCCAGCCCAGACGTTCATTGCGACTGCCCGGGACTGGTTTGCTCAGAGGAAGGATCTCTGGACCGAGCGACACGCTGCGGACGTGTGGCGCAGCCTGGAGCGTGATGTGCTGCCTTCCGTGGGTCACATGCCGGTCAATGACCTCACGCCTCCGATCGTCCTTGCTGTCCTGCGAGAGATCGAAATGCGCGGCGCGGTAGAGTCAGCTCATCGCACCCGCCAGCGTATGTCAGACATTTTCGTCCATGCCATTGCCTGCGGCTACGGGACAGCTGATCCAGCCGCCATCGTCACCCCTGCCCTGCGACCTGTGGTTCGAGGACGCCAGCCGGCCATCACGGATCTGGATGAGGCCCGCGCCATGATCCGCAAGACCGAAGGCGAAGATGCACACCCGGTCACGCTCCTCGCGTTGCGGCTGCTGTACCTGACCGCCGTCAGGCCGGGCGAACTGCGCTATGCCATGTGGGACGAGTTCGAGGACCTGGACGGCCCCGAGCCGCTATGGCGTATCCCGGCAATTCGAATGAAGAAGAAGCGGGAACATCTGGTTCCTCTCTCCCGGCAGGCGGTCGAACTGCTGGAGGCCCTGCGCCCTCTATCTGGTCGCTGGTCGCACCTGTTCCCGAATGCTCGCCGCCCAAAGCAGGTCATGAGCGAGAATGCGATCGGGTATCTCCTTAACCGGGCTGGTTACCATCAGCGGCACGTCCCCCATGGTTTTCGAGCCACCTTCTCAAGCGCGATGAATGAGCGCTTTCCAGAAGACCGGCAGGCCATTGATCTGATGCTTGCTCATGTCATGAAAGACAAAGTGGAAGGCGCCTATAATCGCGCCCTGTTTCTTTCGCGCCGTCGAGAACTGGCGCAGATCTGGGCCGACCTAATCTTGGAAAAGCAGGCCAGCCTCAAGGATCTTGTGAGTTCGAGCCGGAAGGCCCGTTCTTCATAGGACCGCGGCGCTCTGTTCGCGCCAGGCGTCAGTACCGATGCGGATCAGCTCTTCAATATCCTGCTGATCCCACCGGACCGAGCCGGATGATAAACGGCGCGGCTTAGGAAACTGGCCTGCGCTCATGTGTCGGTAGATCGTCGCTCGGCTCCACCCAAGCCGAGACTGCACCTCTTTGACGGTTAGAAGTTGTGAGGCCTCACTCATCGCACTCTCCCATCACAGGCGGGGGCGGCAGGGGCATCCAGTGATTGATGCTCTGTTTGTGTGGCATGCCTGTGGGCTGCCAAAGATCACCCTCAAAAGTCCACCCTGCCTCCATCCTATCAAGGTGGTCGTCATAAAGAAGGATCGTCGTTCCATCTCTCGGCGCTTCTGATATCGGCCGCCACGCTACGGCGTCTGCAGCTTTGATGGCAGCTTGCGCCAGATCACGCGCGTCAGGAGACTTTCCTTGACGCAGCATCGCATCTTTAACCGCCCGTGCTGCGGCTTCCACTCGTGGATCTGTCATTTCGCTCATCCCCGCCCCTCCGCGTCCATGGCTGCGTCAATGGCTATACGCCCGTCCACCAGATCGATGGGCATGGTTTTTTGGTAGAGAGCGAACAGTACATTTTTCCATCCAGGAGGTGCGAAAGTGCCAATCACCACGTCTTGCTGGAAAATCCACTCCAGCCGCTCAGTGTCGGTTCTTTTCATACCCACTTACTCCTACGACGCCGCGCTACAAGACGCTGGCTCTTGCGATGCTCTGCGGGTGTCTGCTCGCCCTCGCCATACCAGTACGAAACCGGGAATGTGCCTTCATCCCTTGCGCGCATGAAATCCGCTCCAATCCGGCATCGACGCCCCTTAGCATCATAACAGGCCGGGTTTGTGCCACCGATCCACGAAGCCGCCTTATTCACCCACGTTTGGAAGCAGGAGAACTGACCATCAGCCTCACGTTCCGGACGCGGCTTTTCATTTGAAAACTCAGTATCGGTTCTGGTCATGACGGAGTTCCAAAGCAGAGCATAACATGCCCTTCCGTAAGCCATGGGCCTTCTGCGGCGGACAGGATAAACGTGATTTCACGGACAACGGAATTTGTTCCAATGCGACCAAGCCCCTTGGTCCAAGGATATAATTCGACCAGATCGCCGACCTGATAACCGCGGTCATCAAGCCGGACTTCTGCTGTTTTCTGCCGGAGAACAACCGCGTCGTAGTAAAGCGGTTTTGTCTTCAGTTCGTGGATACGGCGCATCACACCCCTCCCTCGCGCTTGAGGGCGGCGCGGGCTATTTCCAGCGCTCTTTCGCACTCAGTCGTCACATCTGAATGGATAATATCGGCCCGTTCGCCGTCACTCATTTGGATTGACACGAATTTGCCATTTCGGGACCTGTAGCCGCCTCTCTCGCCGTCCTTTACCTGTTCAAGCGCGATTGCCGCTTCTTTCAATGCCCCCTCCAACTCCGCAATCCGACCCTCCAGCGCGGCGACGTTGGCGGGGTGGGTGTAGAGAGGTGTCGTCTCATAATGAGTTTTCCGGGGAGACAGGCTAGCCTCGGAGGTTCCCATATTGTTCCCGCGCTCTGGAAGTTCAGACGCATCTATCCAAGCAACCGGCTCCTGCCCCTCCCCATCCTTCCGTCGCTGTTGCGCCGCGCCTCGGGCCTCGGCTTCGTCTACATGCGCGGCCGCAGCATTAGAATAGATGTCGGAGTTAGGGTGAGACTTACCTTCCGCAAGGGCATCCCATAGGGCGCTTATCTGCTCTTCCCGGCTCCGAACCGGCTTGTTCTGTTCGTCGGTCATTTCGCGGCGCTCCCGCGCTGCCTGTCCCGCCATGTGGTCGTCGCAGGTCGGGCGCGCGAGGTCCGCGCCGCCCTTGTTCGTCGGGGTTGTTGTTTCGGGAGTCATGCCGCGATCCCCCGAATGCGCTGCGCGTGACGCTGCTTTGTCTGTCGATCGTAGAGAACGACGTTCACAGTTGCTGCGAGGTTCAGGCAGAACGAAGTCGGAATCATCACACGATGCTTGCAGCGATCCACGATCTCGTTTCCAAGTGTCCCGTCTTCTGGGCCGAAAATATAATATGCTCGCTCAGGGTGTACGAAGTTGGCCAATTCAACCGCCCCTTCCACCAGATCGACAGCGATTGGAATAGCGTTGAAAGGAATGGTGCTCATCACATCATCTGGGGTCAGCAAGGGCGTATGGCGCCATGCTTTTTGCGTATCTGCGGCAAGCCCTCCCAAGGCTCGCATCCGACGCTTTCCGTCTACGACAATCAGGTCTGCATTGAAGCATCCAGCCGCGCGGAATACACCGCCAACATTATGAGGGTTTTTACAGTTGTGCAGCGCGATTGCTGCATATCCACGTTCACTCATCACCCAATCCCCTCAGCAATATTCAGCAGCCCGCACGCGCGGCGGATTTCGTTGTCGTCGTGGCGGAGGTCAGCAAGGCACGGCAGGGCCGCGGCACGCTCGATCCGCTCCATGAGAAGTGAGCGCGCAATCACGTCGCCCAGGTCCTCGTTGATTTCGCGGGGATGGGTCATGCCGGCACCATGTCATCTGCTTCTTCAGAAGCGGCCTGCATCAGTTCTTCAGCCCGCTGCGTTGCCGCGTTCTGCAGTTCCTGTGCCCGCGGGTCGTCTCGTCCAGAGAGCTTTTCCAGCCCTTCCCGGTACTTCACGTTTGCGGTCAGTTCTTCGAGCTTCACCAAGCTGGGTGCCTGAGACAGGGCAGCAACCCACCGGTTCACCCAAGGCGTCCAGGCATCGCCCGAAGGCTGTTTCGTCTGCTGCTGCTGAACCTGCAGCGGCTTGACCGTGTAGAGCTTCTTGCTGCCGCGCGTGACCTGCAGGGCCAGCGGCGTATCCTGGGTGATATCAGTCATGTGGCTGATGCGGATGCCGCCAACGGCGATCCCGCCGAATTTGACGGATGGCTCACGGAACAGCGTCATGGACTTTCCGGCATAAGCCTTCCCGTCCTTGCCCCAGACGTTCACCAGGACGCGGCGCATGGACTTGCACGGGTAGTAAGGCTTGCCGTTGCAGCCCTCGTAGAAAATGGCAATCGGCTGATCTGCATTGCCCTCGCGTACATCCTGAACGCGCACCGTCAGCGGGCCACCCATCAGATCGTCAGCATTCAACTGATCCGACTTGGCAGTAATGGTTTTCGATAGATCGACCATCAGAGAACAATCTCCTCTTCCATGCTGCGCCGTTCCGTATTCAGGAACCGCAGATCAGGGTTTTTCAGGGCTGCTTCGTATTCGGCGCGCTTGGCTGCGATCTCGCCTTCAAAGGCCATCGCGGCATCAATCAGCGCATCCTGCATCACTGGATCCGGATAGACACGGCGGATCATCATCTTGCCGCCGCCCATGGCCGGGAAACTGATGAAGTCGAGCCACTTCCGGCCTGATACCAACAGGCCGGTCTGGATCTGAGCCATGTATTCGGTCGGGACTTCCCCACCGCAGATCACGCCGAGCTGCAGGCCGTGAGCGCGTGACTTGCATTCCAGTAGGCCGTCGTCACCAACCAAGCCGTCTGGTGAGTATCCGATCGTGAAACCAAACCGGTCCTCAGCCATGAAACCAACCTCAGACACCGGGGTGATGTTCTGGGCGTAGAGTAGCTTGGCCTCGATCTCGTCTTCATGACCGCGCTGCATCGCGAAGGTCTGAGGCACTTCCTCAACCACGCCACTGATGCGCTGCGCCAGAAGATCCAGAAGCAGTCGGCGCGCGGTCTCGTTCTTGGCGGCCTTACCGGTCGGGGTCAGCAGCTTGCCGATCACGCTTGCCGTCAGAACGCCGCAACGTGCCTGCAGCCATTCGTCCGTGCCCTGCTCAAGGTCGGTGTAGACGCGGAGTGTCATGCCACCCCCCGCGTTTCCATCATGATGAAGGCCAGACCGGCATGCACCGCGCCGAGTGTCCGCATGACCTGTTTCACGTCGGGGCGCTCGTAGATCTCGTTCAGCCGCGTCAGGGCCGACGTCTTCACATCCCGAGCCACACGCCGGTCATTTTCCAGCGGCGCGATGATGGCCTGATTGCTGTGGTAGGTGATCAGGTTCTCAAGGTTCAGGATCTCCCGCCGTACCGCAGGCGGAAAGAACTCCAGTTCACCAGACGCACTTCGGGCGTTTGCTGTTTCACGCATTTCAGAAATTCCTGTAATTTACTGCTGGTGTCAGTCGATGGTTACTTGAGCCACGAAGTCATTCAGGCGCTTTTCCACCCGATCGATTTCAGCATTCCGCTCGTCTCTCAGAGCGCGTTCTGCCCTCGTCCCGTGCAGGAAATTGGCCTGCTGGCGCTGTTCTTTGAGATATTCCCAGACCGGAGCCAGATCCTTGCAGGCCTGATCGTAAGAGACCGGGCGCGTCAGTGTTGCGGACATCACGCATCCTCCATCATCGAAATGGTGACACGCTGGTCTGCGATCTGGTCTTCAAGGGCCAGCAGTTCGGAGAGCTGATCGTCGTGCGGATCTTCCAGAAGGTCGATCGCGTCATACGCCTTCTGCAATCCGCGCAGATAATCGTATTCGTCGTCCAGAGCCGTGTTGCCAGCGCCGCAGCGGGCATCAAACGCACTCTGTGAGAAATTGTCAGGCAGGTTCGCCATTGTGGTTCTCCCTCGCCGCTTCGTGCGGTGTGAGAGAACTTTATGGCCATAGTGGCCAGTTCGTCAATATATATTTGGCCAACATGGCCATATTTTTTATGGCCATAGATTTCCAAAAAAAGAAACCCAGCCGAAGCTGGGTCTCAATATTACATTCCGCCGCCTGGGCCACCACCGCCCATTTGACCTCCGTCTCCGCCGCCCATCTGGTCGCCGCCTTGGCTATATCCGCCTCCTTGTCCGCCCTGGCCACCACCCTGACCGCCGGGGCCCCCTTGGCCACCGTCCATCCCGCCGGGACCAGGTCCCCAACATGCGGAGAGAGCCAGCGCCAAACCAACAGCTGTGCCGATTTTCGCAATCTTTTTCATAAGTACCTCCTGCGCATCATAACGAGGGGCATCTTGTGCGAGATCATGGCAAGAATGAAACAAAGAGAAACGCCGCTCAATTCAGCGGTTCTGGAGGCTCCTCCATCGGAGGCGGTTCGCTTGCGGGCGGGTAAGGATTGGGCTGTGGTGGTCCGGGAGGGTTTGGCGGCGGCGCTGGCGGCTGACCGCAGGCGGTTCGAAGGTCTGGCATGATCATCTCCGTTGGCGGGTGACGATTATTCAAAGCCTGTCCGGCGTGGGGGTTCGATCGGGGCAAAAAGAAACCCGGCCGGAACCGGGTGGCGCTCAGTCTTCGTCAAAGGGCATTTCGTAAGTGGTATTGAACTTAGGTAGAGCCTTGTTCATCATTCGCATGAATTGCTGGTCTGATGAAGCTACGTCCATATAGGCCATCACCTTAACAAGGTGCTCTCTCAATTCCGGCAAGCCGTGCGCCTCGCTTGTAAATTGGTGGTGCATCTTCTTTCGCCGTCCGCTATCTGTTCGCGGATTAAGCTTATTAAGCTTTTCTCGGATACCTGGAGCCAGACGGTCATAGACAAGATCGTTTACCCAGTGGCCAACGAAAGATGGACGCTTTAACGCAAGATAACTAGGATAGCCCTTGGTTTTGATAAGTTTAAACCAGAAATCATCCGGGAATGTTTTTGCCCATTTTCTTGCTTGATCAACTAGATATTTATCGAGGATGTCAGATATTTTCTGACCCTCAACTACAGTCCAGTATCCTGTCTCTTGATAAACAAGAGTATCAAGTGTTGTGTTTGCTAGGGCGACAAGAAGCATCTCTGCATTTTCTGCGAGAAAATACTGTGATGGCGCCAAATCTCCTGTTCTGCGGGCCTTCATCAAGGCTTGGAGAACCTCAATAAAAGTAGACGTTTCATACCCGTGAACGAGAAGTTCGGACCCGGGGTCTAGGTATTTGAAAACAATAGGATTTTCTATCTTAAAGCGGAGATTTTCGTCAATCGCGGACCCTACCCCTTTTCGGCTAAATGTCCTCAGAAAGGCGCTGCCCCCCTCGGATTTCAAACCTAATGCAGCTGCGCTCGCTCTCTTGGAGAGCACGCATCGGGGACGATCTTGTTTCTGACCATCGATTTCGTCCAAAACGTAAGCTTCAACCCCTTCTCCTAATTGTGAGATAGGGGCTCGGTAATGAGAGTAAATCATTGTTTCTTTTTCGCTCATCCCACCCTCACTTCCAAGTCCACTTCCCAACGACGCGTCCGTTGATCCGCACATCGTCCAGCGCCAATTCGTAGGCCGGATATGCGGGGTTGATGCTCATGATCCTGATGCGCTTAGGCTCTGATCCCATTACGACTTCCACGCGCTTCAAGACGACACCCAGGCCGTCCCACAGGACATAGACGCCAGCCGGTGACGGCGTGGTGTGCCCGGTATCAACAAGGATGCGATCTCCGGCGCAGTAATCCGGCTCCATGCTATCGCCTGCCACACGGATGATCGTCAGCTTTGACGGATCGGAGATGAATGCACTCACCAGTGTGCGCGGAAAACTCCAGTGGTCGATTGGCTGCTGGTGCTCAACAATGTCTGAGACAATAGCGCCCATTCCAGCTTGAGGACTGACGTCGATTTCCGGGACGTTGAGCGCGTCTCTAGCCACCTGATCTGAAGCAGGTGCAGAGTCCTCGATTTCCCCGAAGGAGATGGGCGCACCAATTTCGGAGAGGAGATCAAGGCGCCCTACTCCAAGCGCAAGCGCAAGCGGTTTCGCGAACTGCGGAGACACTCCGCGCTTGCCTTTGTCGATCTTGTTGTACGTTGATGGGTCCATATTAGCGCGACGCGCGACGTCTGCCGCCCTCATCTCACGCTTTAAGCGGATCTCTTGAACGCGGCTTTCGGGGGTTTCGTCGGTCATGTGTCCAGTTTGGCCATATCCGAGCCAAAAAATATATGGCCGTGATGGCCGTTATTAATTGACATGTTGGCCATCACGGCCATACCTTCGTGGCCATGACCCTTGACGAATACCGACGCCAAGAAGGCGTTACCGTTTCGGATCTCGCCGATGCCATTGGCGTGACCGGGCCCCACCGCATCAGGACCGTATATCGGTACCTGAAGCATGAGCGCACTCCAGCACTCTCGGTGATCCAACGCATCTCGGAATTTACGTCGGGGAAAGTCACCTTCAATGACTTCTTGCCCGCAAAGGAGCCAGCCAATGCTTGACCTCCTGACCTGTACCTTCTGCGCCCTGTCCTTCGCCGCGTTCATCTGGGCGCACTTCGACGGGAGGGCTGCGTGATGGCGATGCCGCGCATCGACTGGACGCCGCTATTGCCTGCGCTGATCGAAATGATGGACTGCGGTGCGAGCCTTCCGGAAATAGTCAAACGCCTTGGTGTGTCCCGGAATGTGGTTTCGGGCGCAATCGAGCGGCGCGTACCTCCTGCTCTGCGCTCCAAATGGAAGGCCGCCCGCAAGAAAGCAGCGCACCCGACGAAACACGCCCCGTCTCCGCCAGTAATTCGCCAGCCGCTCGAGCCGTATTCGGATGTCTCGTGGCGCGCTCTGTTCAACGGCAACCCGCCGCCTGTACCGGACTTCGCGTTCGGTCGGGACGGCCGACTGCACTGAGCCTCACCCCCAGATGTCTGCTCCAATCAACATCGCCAGTTTGAGCGCCAGGTGGTCCTTGACCTCCTGCGGCTGTCGGCTGTGCAGGGTGCCCCAGAGCTGGGCATCCCGGCACAGTGCGACGGCTAGATGCGGCGTGTCTGCATCGGCTTCGAATTGTGGTGTCTGGGGCGGCTCCTCCATCGCTGTTGCTCCTTCTCTGCTCGGTGACACGACAGAGAATGGAGCAAGCCAGTGCGGAATGATTGGTCAAAAACCCGCCCAAATGGGCGCAATTTTTACCTGGATGGGCGCATGAACGCGCTTTCACGCCCCGTCAAAGAAGCCCTGCTCGAAGTGATTGGCCGCGAATTTCGCCCGCTCCGCTTCGCGCAAGAAATGCTGGCCCGCGCTTCAGGAAAGACGCCGAGAGCCGCACGAAACTGGCTGGATGGTCGATGCACGCCCGATGCCGAGGCGCTGATCGAACTGATGGCCTCCTGCAACTCCATTGCAGATGAGGTTGAACGCCTTGTCGCAGAGCGCCGCAAGGCGCGTGAGGACACACAATGCCCTGGTTCACCCTTAAACTAGGCCGGTTTGGGTTCGGCCATCACGCAGGACCGCCTCCGTCATACCGGTTCGCGTGGCTGCGCATTCTCTGGCGCGACTGGGATGCCTGGTCCGCTTGGGCTGAGGCCGAGATGGCTCGGTATCAGCGCGCTCTCAATGCTGCCCGTGAGGAGCTTCGGAAATGAGCGAGCGCCCGATTTCAGATGCGCAATCAATCGTCAGTGATGCGGTCGAGCTGGCTGGTGGTCAGCATGCCCTTGCTCGCGAGTTGCGCATCAACCAGTCCGATATTTCCCAGGCAGTGAATAATGGCCGACCCGACGCACGCAACCGGGTTCTGAATGCCCTTGGTTACGCCGTGGTTGAAACGATCCGTCCGATGAAGGGACAGAACCGATGACCGATATGACAGGGCATAACTCCGCCGCTGAGGGCGGGATCGCTGCGGACCGTCTGCGCTCCATCATCGAGCGGGTCGAGCGCCTGGAAGAAGAGCGCAAGGCTCTCGCCGGAGACATCAAGGACATCTTCTCCGAAGCCAAGTCGGCCGGCTTTGACGTGAAGGTCATCAAGCAGATCATCCGGATCCGGAAGCAGGAACCCGCCGACGTGGAAGAGCAGGAAACGCTGCTCGACGTCTACCGCCGTGCACTTGGGATGTGACGCCATGAGCAACGAAGAAGACCGGCTCCACATGCACATCTGGCGTGCCTTGCAGATCCTGCTGCCCGAGGACGTTGTGGCCTGGAGTAATGAGAACCGGCGCAACGGACAGCGCGAGGGCGCTCGGAGAAAAGCCCGTGGCTGCATCGCTGGTGTCCCTGACATGCAGTTCACGCACGCTGGCCGGGCGCTCTACGTCGAGATCAAGACGCCTACGGGTACAGTCTCGAAAGAGCAGCGCGCCCTGCACAAGCGCATCAAGTCCACCGGTGCGCCTGTCGCCGTGTGCCGGTCGCTGGATGACGTCATCGGTTTCCTGTCCCGTGAGGGCATTTCTTTGCGTGGGGAGGTGATGGCATGAGCGCGCGCAGATGGGCAAAATTTTGGTGGCAGGACTGGCAACGCGATCCGGCGCTGCGAATGTGCTCCCTCGCAGCACGTGGCGCTTGGATCGAAATGCTGTGCTTGATGGCAGACGCTGATCCGGTCGGACACCTGCTAGTCAATGGGCGCTCGCCAAACATGCGGCAGCTCTCCGCTGTGCTCGGATGCTCTGAACGCGAGGCAACCAAGCTGGTGGCTGAACTCGAACAAAACGGAGTTTTCAGCCGTTCCGACGAGGGCACCATCTACAGCCGCCGCATGGTGAGGGATAAGGCTATCAGTGATGAAGCCGCCGCTAACGGTAAGAAAGGGGGTAATCCCAACATCACCGGAAAGGGAAAGCGCAAGGTTAAGGGTGAAGACGCAGAGGGGTTAACCCCCTCCCTTAAGGCGAACTCAACCCCTCCCCTTAAACACCAAGAAACAGAAGCAGAAGCAGATACAGAAAGAAAGAACTCACTGCGTGAGTTAGAAAGCGCGCCTGCCGACGCGCCGCCCGCTCCCGCACCGAAATCTGAAAAACCGAAACGGGCCTCCCGCCTCCCTGCCGACTGGCAGCCGACCCCTGAGCAGATCCATTTCGCCCAGAGCAACCAGGTCGATCCGGTCCGGACGGCCGAGGTTTTCCGCGACTACTGGCTCGGCGTGCCAGGGGCCAAGGGCTGCAAGGCCGACTGGGACGCGACATGGCGGAACTGGGTCCGGCGTGAGGACGGAACGCGGTTTGGCCGTAGCCCGAATGTCCCAGGGCAGCAGCAAAACCGCCCCAAGACCGCAGCCGACCGGGCCGACGAACACGCGGCCTACATGCTCGAAAAATACGCTGGAGGCTCCCGATGAGCGAGATCGCAATCCTTGCCCCGATGCCGACGATCAGCCGCGCTCTGAGCGCCGCGCTTGACCCCGATCGGCAGGCCGTTCGCTTCGGACCGACCGAGACGCCGGAGGAGCGAAATGCCCGCATCCGTCGCAACGATCCTGCCCCCGGCATGGTCATCCGCCTTCAGCCCGACGCGCCGTCCGTCGAGGTCGTCGCCGAGGCCAAGCGGGTTCTGCCCCAGCTCGAACGGGCCATGAGGCCTCAGGCTTCCGGCTCGCAGACCGGGGCGGCGCTGAGGATGCTGGAAAAACTCAACGCTTCGGTCGCCTCTCCTGTCGGCCCCGACACGCTCAGGATGCGAGCCTGCTTCCTTGCCGAGGCTGGGGCTGATCTTCCGGCAGCCGCTTGGGATCAGGGCGTTGATCGGAAGCTGCTCCGGGCGTTTAAGTTCATGCCGTCGGTAGCCGAGATCGTGGAAATCCTCGAAGCCGAGGTTCAGCCTCTGCGGGACAAGATCGCCCGTGTCCGACTGGTCAGTCAGTTCGAGCGTAAGCCGGCCGAGCGGACCGAACGTCCCGATCCAGCCGAGATCGAACGGCGCAAGGCTGCCTTGGCCGAGTTGCAAGCGACCACCGAAGCGCAGGCCCGCGAAGATCGGGAGGTCCGGGATTTCGGCATGTGGATGCCGGCGGGCGCTGAGGGGAAAACCGGGCTGGAACTGGCAGAAATCCTGCGCTCACACCTGGCGGCCTTGGATGGCCCGAAGCTCCGGATCACGCAGGAGCGCATAGAGGCGCTGGAGCGGAATGCTGCCATCCTCGCTCAGCTTGCGGCATTCGAAGCCACGGAGAACCGGGCATGACCGACCAATGCAGCACCTGGCCCGACTGCATCGGCGAGCACGCAGCGACGCTAGCCAAACCCCGGAACTGGTCGGCAGCGTGCTGCCGGACGCAGATGCGCCATGGATGCGATATCGGCACTCACGGTCGCGCCTTGCTCGCAGACATGCGCAGAGAGGTATCGCCGTTGGCCGCTGAGTGCGGTGCGGAGTATCAGACGATACATGATGGGGTGAAAACGTCTGGAGGCGATGGCGATGCCTCTGCGGCTTTGTTCGAGAATTGTGGAACAATAAACACCGAGGGCGATCTCGGGTTGAGTGGGGAGTGAGTACAAAAAAACCGCCCCGAAGGGCGGCTCCTGCCTCATTTGCAAAGATCTTCGCCGATCCTTTCGTTTCGGCGCTCGAAGGTCTCAGAACATTTGTTGAGCCTCTCAGAGGTATCTGGTCCCGGCCCGCTTCTCTTGATGGCGGTATGAGGGAAAAGCCCCAGAAACCGCTCTTTCCGCTTGTGGGCATAGGGCGTTTTCGGGGTGTAATCGCGGATCTCGTACCACATGTCTGCGTCTTCCTGAGACTGTGGAACGCCTGACCAGCGCATTGCTTCCCAACGGTCCATAGCCGTCATCAGGATCATGTCCGTGGTGATGAACGGGGCTTTGGTTGTCAGGCGCTCCTGCTGACGTTCAGTCGTATCGAGCGGGACATATTCCATGACTTCGGAACCCTTCCCCACCGTGGGGCCGCTCTCCATCTGCATCAGGTCCGGATCAATCTTCGCGCCCGGCACGATCTGGGCCAGTTTTGCGAGACCCTTCGGCAGGACCTTCACCGTGTCACGGGTCTTTTCCTCGCCGTTCGGGTCTGTGTAGGTGGCGATCTTGTGCCAGAGATACCCGGCGTCGATCTTGGCCTGATAGGCGAGCCAGTTCTTGCCGTTGTTCCGGCGATAGATCCACTGTGACGTGGCCATAAACGCGATCAGCGCCTTGGGCTTCACTTGCAGGATTTTCGCCGCTTCCGTCAGGCCGTATGATCCGTCCGCTGTGCTGATGCGATCCAGGGCGGCGGCTTTCGGAGTGACGACTGCCAGAGCCTTTTCCTGCGCCTCAATCTTCTCCTGCTGATCGGCTGCGAGAAGCAGGGCTTCACGGAAGGAGGTCGGTACCTTGGATGCAGGAGCCGGCGCGGCTTCCAGTTCCATCCAGCGGCGGACGATCTTCAAGCGCAGGTCAGAGCGGTATCCGGCTACGAGGGTGATGGTTAGGTCTTTGGGGAGGCGGAATTCCCGATATGACTGACCGTTCTGAGAGTTCGTGTAGGTCTGCTCAAACTTGAGCACACCCTCTCCGATATCGGTCAGCATCTTTTCAATGTCGCGGGTGACATTGCGGTGATCCTTCCCTGTCAGTTCCGCGATTTCGCGGGAGGACATGGTAACGGCGATGTTTGCGAGTGACGCGCTCATGCTTCGTCTCCCTTCACCATGATTGGCGTGATCGTCACGGAAAACTTCCGGTCGAACAGAAGACGAAAAGTCGCAATTGTGGTATGAATGGCTTTAGCCATGGCCGGGTATCCTCCGGTTAGTGGTTAGGCCGGGCGAGAAGGTTGTAGCTCTCGTCCGGCTGCACTCTGGTGATATAACCATTCGCCCTTGCAAGCAATAGGAGAAATAAGTTATTTCACCTATATGGCCATTAACAAAGAAACCACCGTACAGAAACTCATTGCTATGCCGCGCGAACTGGCGGAAAAAGTGAGCGAATATAGGTACGACAACCGCCTACCCTCTGAGGCTGAGGCTATTCGGCAGTTAATCCAGAAGGGATTAGAGGCGACGAAAAGTTAGAGGTTCGGCTCAGGCGGGAGTCTGAATGGTTCTTCGATTTTTCGGTCAATCTTTTCGACGCGACTTTGCAGATCGAGAATACTCTCATGGATGTTCTCTAATGCATTTCCGGTTACTCGATCGTAGAAGATATTTCGCATGTTCGTATCCATGCTGGATATTTCGGCCTGCACCCCAAGTAAGGCTTTTTCTATCCTGCGTCCGGCATAATAAACGGCGTAGATCAAAACGCACAAAGCTCCGAATATCCATTCAGGTGTGACTTGAGGCATTGATTCTCTCCAAAAATGAGAGAGTTGTTCATGTGCATCACTTGGGCAAGTTCAGCGCGGAATTACGGTATCCTGTTACCGCTTTTTCTTGTGCAAAACCCAGCCTGATGATAGGTTGAGCCTATGACAAAGCTCAATGAAAAGCAGGCTCGGTTCGTTGAGGAATACCTTGTCGATCTGAATGCAACACAGGCAGCCGTTAGAGCTGGATACAGCCATAAAACGGCAGGATCGCAAGCATTTGACCTCCTGAAAAAACCTGAAATCCAAACTGCTATTTCGGAAGCGCAAAAGACCCGCTCAGCACGTACCCAGATCACGCAGGATCGCGTCATTCAGGAGATCGCCCGGCTGGGCCTGAGTGACATCCGCGGAGCGTTTTCTATAGGCGGCTCTCTTTTGCCCCCGAGTGAATGGAGCGATGATCTTTCAGCTGCCGTCGCTTCCATTGAGGTCGATCAGCGCAAAGAGCCGGGCGAAGATGGCGAGCACTATACTATCACAAAGCTGAAGCTATGGGACAAGAACGCTGCCCTCGAGAAGCTTTGCAAGCACCTCGGCCTGTACGAACGCGACAACGAACAGAAACAGATCGTGGTAAACATCCGCGACGATCTGGATGATTGAGGTCACCCTCCCCGCCTACGGCTGGAAGCCGCGCAAATATCAGCGAGCACTCTGGAAATATCTGCGATCGGGCGGCAAACGTGCCTACGAGGTTGCGCACCGGAGGTGGGGGAAAGATGACGTTGCCCTGAACTGGGCCGCCATCAGCGCCATGAAGAAGGTCGGCAACTACTGGCACATGCTCCCCGAAGCCAGCCAGGCCCGAAAAGCGATCTGGGATGCGGTGAACCCACACACGGGACGCCGACGCATCGATGAGGCTTTCCCTGCTGAAATCCGCGCCACGACCAAAGAGCAGGAAATGTTCATCCGGTTCATCAACGGCTCAACATGGCAGGTCGTGGGATCGGACAACTTCAACAGTCTTGTGGGCTCAACGCCGATTGGCGTGGTGTTCTCGGAATGGGCGTTGGCCAATCCATCGGCTTGGGCGTTCCTCTCCCCGATCCTTCTGGAGAACGGCGGATGGGCGATGTTCATCACCACGCCTCGCGGCCGGAACCACGCCAAGACGTTCTTCGATGCGATGCGCGACGAACCGGGTTGGTTTTGCGAGGTCTCGAGCGTCGAGAAAACGGGACGCTTCACACCCGAACAGTTGGCAGCAGAAAAGAGGCAGCTAGTGGCGCAGTATGGCGAGGATGACGGCGGCGCGAAGTACGAGCAGGAATATGACTGCTCCTTCGATGCGGCCATTCAGGGCAGCTACTACGGCAAGATCATGAAGAAGCTGGACGAGGAAGGGCGGATTGGCGACGTGCCGTACAATCCTTCCCTGCCCGTCATCACAGCCTGGGATCTGGGTATCGGAGACAGCACGGTCATTTGGTGCGCTCAGCAGATCGGGCCAGACGTGCGCGTGATCGATTGCATTGCCGGTTCTGGCCAAGGCATCGATTGGTATGTGCGCGAGCTGGGTAAGCGGCCGTACACGTATCGCCAGCACATTGTTCCGCACGACGCGAACAATGGCGAACTGGGCACAGGCCAGCGCCGGATCGACACCATGCGCTCGCTCGGCATGAACCCCATCCGCGTCCTGCCGCGCACGCCGGTAGATGACGGCATCAGCGCCGCGCGCAACCTGCTGCCCCGCTGCCGGATCGATCGGAAGAACTGCCAGCGCGGCATTGATGCGCTCGAGCAGTACCGCAAATCATGGGACGACGCGAACAAGGTCTTTCGTGACAAGCCGCTTCACGACTGGGCTTCCGACTATGCGGATGCTTTTCGGTATCTGGCGGTTGGTCTGCGGGATCGGGAGGATGACAAGCCGAAACGCAAGCCGATCCAGCGTCAGACCTTCGCGGGAAGCGGTGCCGGCTGGATGGGCGCTTAATCGGTTCAGCCTGTCTTTTCTGTTGTACTGACAGTTTTCAATGTGGTAACTGATTACCTCATGAGCGATACTGTTCCCGGCACAGATTCAGTCATTTCCGAGGTCAAGGAACGGTACGAAGCCGCGCAGTCTTTTGAGGCTGACTGGCGCAGGCGTGCGCTCGATGATCTCCGCTTCTTCCATGCCGATGCGTACAATCACGACCAGTGGGACAGCGCCGTCTATCAGGCGCGCTCTGGAACGTTTGGCGGCTCTCCCCGCCCCTGCCTGACGATCAACAAGGTTCAGCAGCACGTCTTCCAGATCGAGAATGACGCCCGTCAGTCCCAGATGGGCATGAAGGTCAACGCGACTGGCTTCGGCTCAAACGAAAAAGCGGCAGACGTCATCGAAGGCATTATCCGCCATATCGAGTATCAGTCGAACGCTCAGCAGAACGCCTATAACTGCGCCATCCAAGGACAGGTTCGTCAGGGCATGGGCTGGGTGCACGTCGTCACAGACTATGTGCGCGGGCAAGACAGCTTCGATCAGGACTTCTTCATCAAGTCCGTGCCAGACCCGCGCTCCGTTTATTCAGACCCGAACACGCAGGAGCCCGATCACTCGGACATGCAGTGGGCGATGATCGTGGAAGAAATGCCCCGGCACGAGTTCGAGCGGCTCTATCCTGATCATAAGGATCTGTCAGGCTCGCCTCTCTCCATCGCTGGCGACACGGACTATCGCGGGCAGGAAGTGGAGAAGGATGTCGTTCGCATCTTCCGCTACTACCGACGCAATGAAGAGAAAGACACGCTTTGGGCCGTGCCGGTTCCGCAGCAGGATGGCTCGGTGTCAGTGCAGCCCATGCGCCAGTCGGCCATGCCAAATGAAATGGTCGAGTATTGTCGGGCCCAGAAAGCACAGTCCCGGCCGATCACACGCCCGCATGTCGAGTTCTATCTGATCGCTGGTGATCGGGTTGTGTCGCATGGTCCGACCGTGTTTCGCCATATCCCGCTCGTGCCATTCGTCGGCATTGAAAGCGTCGTGGATGGCAGGCTGGACCGGTGTGGCCTTGTCCGGTCGCTGATCGATCCGCAGCGCATGTTCAATTACAGCGCATCCGCGTTCGTGGAGAGCATCGCGGTTCAGACGAAATCGCCTTGGCTGGTCGATGAGCGTTCCATTGAGGGCTACGAGAACCAGTGGGCAAACGCGAATACGTCGAACGCTGCCTGGCTTCCGTATCGCTCGATTGATCCGGACACCACCGAAGCCTTGCAGCCGCCACAGCGCCTCGATCCCCCGACCGGCAGCACGGGCCACATGCAGGCCATGCAGAACGCTGACCTCCAGATGCAGATGGTCACGGGCCAGTATCAGGCGGAGATGGGCGCTCCGGGTAACGAGAGGTCTGGCCGCGCCATCAATGAACGGCAGCGCCAGTCCGATACGGCGAACTACCACTATACCGACAATCAGGGCATGGCTCTTCGCCTTCTCGGTCGCATCCTGATCGATGCCATCCCGCTTGTGTACGACACAGCCCGCGCAGTGCAGGTTCTGGGTATGGACGGTACGCAGTCGAGCGCCATTGTTGATCCGCAGGCACAACAGGCCGCGCAGGTTGTCTTGCCGCCTGGTCCAAATGGGCAGCCGCAGCAGAGCCTGACATTCGAGCAACAGCTTGCGCAGGAAGGCGCGATCCTCGCGGTCAATCCGACGATTGGTCGTTACGACGTCGAGGCAGATGTTGGTCCCGCCTTTGCAACGCGCCGTCAGGACACGTTCAACAGTCTGATGCAGGTCTTGCAAGCGAACCCGGCTATCATGGGGCAGATCGGCGATCTGTTCTTCAAGGCGGCTGACTTCCCGCTGGCCGACGAGATTGCCGACCGGCTCAAGCCCGCTTCCGACGATCCACGCCTTGGACAGGCCCAGCAGACGATCCAGCAGCTACAGGCACAGCTTCAGCAGATTACGCAGCAGCTCAAGGACAAGCAGCAGGATTTCGATCTGCGGGCCAATAAACAGCGCCACGATCAGGTCATTGATCTGATGGACGCCGACACGAAGAAGCGTGAACAGCAGACGGACGAGATGGCAGCGATTGGCTCGATCTCTCCCGAAAGCCTCAAGCCGGTTCTGGAAAACTTGATCCGCACGATCCTTGCCGAGCAGGGAAAGCCGGACGCACCGGTGCCAGAGGTGAACCCGCAACCTCTCGAGCGCCTCCCATCGACCAATCCCCCCGGCGGAGAAATCCACGCCCCCAATCCAGTGACAGGAGCCGTTGACGTATGATTCGCGCAGCAAACAAGATTGATTACAGCACTGCAAATCTTCATGCAGATGAATGCAATCCACCCGAGCAGGTTCTGAACCTTTTGGTCGAGATCAACAAAATCCATGTCGAAATCGACCTGAAAAGCTCTTATCTAGTTGATAAGATCCTCGGGCCAATTCCCGAACCCGCGACACGCTCATGCGAGGGCGGCTCTTTGAGGGATGCTCTCGTTGCGCTTCGTGATAGCATGCGAACGACGGCAGGGAGAATGGACCGCCTTCGTATGGAGTTCGAGGCATGAGCGAAACCATCGAAGCCCCGGCTCAGACGACGCCGGCCGCCCCTGAGACGAATATTCTCTCCGGCATCCAGTTCGGAAGCGACGAACAGAACGGCTCGCCTAATGCGGGATCGGACACGGTCGCTGCCGAAACGCCTGCACCCGAAGCCCCACAGCAGGAAGCCAAGAAGCCTGAAACGCCTGAATGGCTCCAGCGCAAGATCGACCGGGCCACGTATGAGCGCCGCGAGGCCGAACGGCAGGCGCAGGCTGCGCGTGAGGAGCTGGAGCAGACGCGTCGGGCCCTCGCCGCCGCGCGCGGTGAACAGCAGGAAGAGCCCCAGCTTACGCCCGACCAGATCCGCCAGCAGGAACGCCAGCGCTTTGAACAGCAGCAGGCCGAACAGCAGTCGGTCCAGCAGTTTGCATCGCAGACGGAAGTGATTGCAAAATCCCTTGCCGGAGCGCATGGCAACGAAGCCGTCGGGCTGGCGACGAAGCTCCTGTCAGACCGGGCCGGACTGGATTTTGGTAACAAGTCACACCGTCAGATCATCGCGGACATATCGGAGTTGCCGAACAGCGGTGCGGTGTATTATGCTCTCTCGCAAGACCCGGACGCAGCCAGCGCGCTCCTCGATGCTCCCGAGCGCCGGCAGTACGCCCTGCTGCAGAAGTTCGCGGCCTCAGTGACTGAGAAACCGGCTGAACAGGCTCCGGTGGTAACACCAGCGCCTCGTCCGGCACCTCAGATCTCCAAGGCCCCGGCTCCTGTACCGGCTGCTACGGGTTCGGCTCGACCGTCTGGCGGTAGCCAGTCTCTGTACGACGACAATCTGTCGGCAGAGGCATTCGCGAAGATGTTCAGTAAGCGCGGCTGAACGAAGGCGACGGCCTCTAAACGGCTGTTTGGCGGGATCTCAACCCGCCCCTCCACGGGAAGGTCATCCACGGCTGTTTCCGGTCTCAACCGGCACACGTTCTGTCTTTGACGAGAGCGGCACGAACGGCGCCTGAGCGCCATGTATGTGAGCCGAACCCGTGGCATCGAATAACCTGATCAACAACCAGATGATTACGAAGATGGCGCTTGCGCTTCGTCGTAACCAGAACTCCCTCGTCCAGAACGTGGACCGGTCGTACCAGAACCAGTTCGCGCAGTCTGGCGGGAAGATTGGCGACAACGTCAACATCCGCCTGCCGAACGACAACGTGGCCATTCAGGGTGCGGTCGTGAATCCGCAGGCTATGGTCGAGCGCTCCATTCCGCTGACGATTGATCAGCGCTGGAACACGTCTCTGTCCTTCACGACGCAGGAACGCACCCTGCAGGTGGACCAGTTTGCGGAGCGCTACGTCGCGCCTGCCGTCAACGTTCTTGTCGGTGCTCTCGCCGCTGACCTGATCGGCCTGTCGCTCCAGTTCTCGAACCTGGTCCGCAATGTCGATGCTGACGGCAACACCATCGTTCCGTCCTCGCAGACGTGGCTGCGTGCGAATGCCATCCTGTCCGAGTGTAATGCCGAACCGGCGAACCGCTTTGCCTGCCTCGATCCGCTGTCCGAAGCTGACACGGTTGCGGGCCTGATGGGAATGTTTAACCCCTCCGGAGAGATCAGCGAACAGAACCGCTCCGGTCGCATGGGCTCGCGTCTGCTCGGTGTTCAGGGCTGGATGCAAGACAACACCGTCATCGTGCACCAGACCGGCTCTTATGACGGAAAAGCAACGGCAACAGGCGCGGTCAACAGCTTCACGCCGAATGGCCAGGTTGTCGCTCCGACGCAGATCAGCGCCGTCACCAGCCCGCACATGTCGCTCATCTCCACGAGCGCCGTCAACGGCACACTGAATGCTGGCGACATCATCACCATTACGGGCGTGAACCGCGTCAACCGGATCACCAAGAAGTCTCGCGCGATCCCGATGCAGTTCGTGGTGGCACAGGACTGCGCGTCCGGCGCCACGTCTATTCCGGTCATGCCAGCATTGGTCCCCCCGAATTCGGACGGTTCCCCGGCCCTGTTCCAGACCGTGGATGCTGCGCCGGCTGAGGGAGCCACGATCAACATCATCGGCAAGGCCGGTGAGGTCACGCGCCGCAACTTCATCTACCACAAGAAGGCCATGACGCTGGCCACGGTGGATCTGGAGCAGGTGACCGGTGCGACCATTGAATGTGGTCGTGACAACCTCGACGGCATCAGCCTGCGCACGCTGACCTACTACGACGGCCCTGTGGACGTCCGTGGAACCCGTATGGATCTCCTGTACGGCAAGGCCATGCTCCGTTCCGACTGGGGTGTCATCGTCCCGTCTCCGACCGACGACGGCTTCTGATGCGGACGTACCCGCGCACCCTCTTTGCCCCGGACGGCTACACGACAGTGACCGTCCAGAACGCCGAGCAGGAGGCGCGGGTACGAGACCGCTTTTCCGGCGATCCCGAGCCTCTGCGCCGGGATGCGCCACCCAAGCCTGTCATGAGGCGGAAGGGACGCACCCCAAATGTCAGAAAGCAATAGCGGGACACCTGCGGCAACGACGGGTTATCTGGTCTCTGACCTCATCGGCATGGCTCTCGAGCAGCTTGGTGTCGGTATCGGTGGACAAAATTTCGACGCTCAGGGAATGAATTCCGGTGTCATGCATCTGAATATGATGCTGGCACAGTGGCAGCGCCGTCGCTGGCTTGTCCCGAACCTCGTAGACACGGCCTTCCAGTCCACGGGGGCTTCTGTCTATTATTTCGGCCCGGGCGGAGATCTTGATATTCCCGTCCGGCCGGACCGCATTGAGGCGGTGTATGCCCGGCTCCTGAATGGTGCTGTCCAGTCAACAGAAGGAGCCTTTGCTCCTTCCGACTTTAATCCTTCAGATTTTGATACGGGAAACGATGGCCTTGGTGGCCCGGGGCAGCCAATCGATTTCGGATTGACCATCATCGAAGCTTATGAGGACTATGCAAGCCTCGGCCTGAAGGCTCTCCGGGCATGGCCGACCTATTGCCATTACAACCCGGCCTTCCCGCTGGGTGAATTCCGGCCATGGCCGATTCCTCCGGCTGGGTGGGAATTTCACGTTCTCTACAAGGCGTCGCTCCCGGCCAACCTGTCGGCTGGCAGTCCCATCAATCTGCCTCCGGAATACTGGGACGCGATTATGTGGGCACTCGCAGCACGTCTGGCGCCGTCCTACGGGCAAGAAGCATCGGCAACCGTTGTGGCTAGTGCCAAATCTGCGCTCAACACGATCCGCACTTCCAACACACAAGTCCCAATACTGGGGATGCCAGCGATCCTCACCCCCATCAGCAACCCATTCTACTGGCCCGGCCTGGAGCTTCAGAAGCTATGAAACGTCTCTTGCTTGCATCCATCGCGCTGTTCGCGGCATCTGCTGCTCATGCGCAGTCAGTCCCGCACATGGGCCGGCGAGTGACCCTTGATGGGCCCACTGGCCTGGGATGGGCTTTTTCGACCAAGGCTGACACCAACGGAGGAGCAATTACCAATCCGAAACTGACAGGCACGATTAGCGGCTCGCCTGACATGTCTGGAGGCGTTGCTCTGGCAAAGGCGTCGATGATTGCTCGCTCCCTGTCGGTGCGGTTCGGTGAAGTCTGCAATGTGCTGGATTACGGCGCGAAGGCAGATGGGAGTACAGACGATACTGCTGCATGGCAGGCTGCGGTCAATGCATGTGCATCAACCAGTGGCGGTGAAGTGACAGTGCCAGCCGGGATAAGCAGGATCGGCACCGTCATCCTGCCTTCGAGTATCTGGCTCCATGGCAAGAACATGCAGGCTTCAGTTGTCAGCCCCACAGGAACCACATCCGATACAATTCAGGTGGCCAGCGGCGCGTCCTACGTGAAGGTATCGGATATCGGATATAACGGGGGGGCCACAAACCAGCAAACCGCCGGAGCTTTCGTGCATGTGCTTGGTGGTGGAAAATTCTTTGAACTCTCTGACTTTCATGCCGAGTTTCCCTTTAATGTCTTCAAGGCCGATGGTGGTGTCGAGCAGTTCATTCACCACGGGGAGATCGGTACAGTCTCATCAGGAGCCAACGCAATCCAGATTAATGGCGGCAATGATCAGTATATCGATGCGATCATTGGTGACAATGCGACCGGCTACACGCCGCGTCCTAATGCGGCTGTTTATGTGACAAATAACGGCGGCACATGGATCAGCAACAGCGACTTCATCGCCTTCCAACACGGCGTGCAGATTGTTGGTAGTTCCTCCGCGCCCGGCACAGCCTGGGGCGAAATCATGAACACATCTCTCGATACAAGCTATGGCTGTGCGCTGGATATTCAGGCACCTGCAGGGACACAGGTCAATGGCTGGTCTTTCAGTAACCTATGGGCATCTTCGTCCCAGCAGGGTGTATGTGTTCAGGAGGGCAGCGCTTCCGGAAATCTGTCTCAAGGTGTTGTAGATGGCCTTAACTTCGTGGGCGCGCGCGTCTTCAATAATCGGCAGGATGGCATCAATCTGTCAGACGGGACAAATATCGAAATTAACGCCTCCATGATCTGCGGTAATGGCGGTGGCGGACAAGTTGGAGGCGCAGGCCAGAACGCTTCTTCTCCCGGATATTCAGGCATTGAGGTTGGACCCAATCTTCAGGGGATTGCGGTCCGCAATAACCGCATTGGCCAGTGTGCGGGGTACCCGAAATATCAGAATGTCGGGATCACTCTTGATACCGGTGGAAGCAATTACCTGACCATCACAGGCAATGATCTCCGTGGCAATGCCAGTGGAACCGGGCTTTCAAATGGCTCCAAGGGAACAGTCAATATGATCATGCAAAATATGCAGGACGGAGGATACAACTGATGCGACAGTGGTTCATAGTTTCTGGCGGCACGATTGTCAGATCTGTCAGCTCGGCAAATACTCCTGACGTGGCATCAGGGGAAGTCGCTCTGGATGCATCGTTTTATCCTGAAAGCGGTATTGGTGAAGCTCCAGTATGGCCCCGAACACATCGAAATGGGCTTCTTACGGCTTCTGACTGGACACAGCTTGGCGATCTGGCCCTCACGGCTGATCAGGTTGCTGCAGCGAAAACCTACCGTGCCTCACTGCGCAATCTCCCTGCTACCGACAAAGATCCTGCTTCGGTTGTGTGGCCCGCCATCCCTGATTTCATCTGATGGCACGCATCAACCTCTCTGGCGGGTCATACGAGGCCCGCGCCGTCTCGGTTGCGGCGCAGCGCGTTCTGAATTTGTACGCTGAACCAATCCCCCAGGAGGAAGGCGAGCCGATCCGGTACGCCTACTATCCAACCCCCGGATTGGTAAAAATCGCCAGCCATTCCGGCGCTGGACGAGCGGCCTACCAGACGACGCAGGGAGATGCGATTTTCGTAATAGGAAGTTCAGTTCTTCTATTATCAGAAGGGGGCGCCCTGTCAGAACTTGGGACAATAAATACTGGCGGGAATGTTGTCCGCATTTCTGATAACGGAACTACGCTTTTTATCGTTGATGGAACGGAAACAAGTGGCTGGTATTGCTCCATGCCAGACAAGCCACAAAGTGGCGAGTATGGAAACCTGGTCCGGATCAGCGATAGCGCTTTCTATGGATCGTGCACGATCGCCATGCTCGACACGTTTTTCCTGTTCGTAAATCCTGCGACGACGAACTGGTACACCTCACCAGCTCAGTTTGCAGATGAAGCAACGACGCCTTTCGACAGCCTCTACGTCGCGTCTGATGAAACGAGCCTCGGAACGATTATCGGCATCGGCGTTCTGGGACAGTATATCTGGCTGTTCGCCCGCAATCAGGTCGAGTTCTGGTACGACAGTGGAGCCAGCGATTTCCCGTTCCAGCGCGTGCAGGGCGTGACGGTCGAGGCCGGGTGCGCTGCACCTTACTCTATTGCCAACATTCCAACCTGCAATAATGCTCCCAACGGGGCAATCATGTGGCTTGGTCGGGACCGGACGGGCATGATCCGAGTCTATCTTGGCCAACAGACATCTGCGGTTCCGGTCTCCACCTATCCGGTCGATGGCGCCATTCAGGCTATGAGCGATGTCGCGGGAGCGGTTGGAAACGTTTATCAGCAGGACGGTCACGTCTATTATGTCCTGACCATTCCTGGGCAGTCATCCTCATGGGTTTTCGACGTTACAACCGGGCTATGGCATGAGCGTTGCGGGCTCGATGTGTCTGGCAATGAAATCCAGATCCGGCCGATGTTCTGGACGCAGGCTTACGGAAAAATCTGGGCGGTCGATCGGGATAATGGCGCCATCTATCAGGTGTCCATGAACGCGCCCGATGATGCTGGCACACCAATCAAGCGTCAGCGCGCCTTCCCTCACCTCCTGACGGCTGGCACGCGCGGCATCCATCGCAAGTTCATGCTGGATATGCAGCAGGCAGCGAATGTCACGGTGGACGTGGACTGGTCCGATGATCGCGGAGCGACATTCTGTGCCGCTCAACCCTTGGCCCTCGGGGCGACCGGAAATTTCTGGCCCACGCTCTGGCGGCTCGGTATGGCTCGCGATCGGGTTTATCGCCTGACATGGACAGACCCGGGAGTCCAAGCCCTTATGGGGGCATTCATTAATATTGATCCGGCGCGCTCATGACTGGGCCTCGTGATTTGAATGTTCCTCTCCCGCATCAGATCTGCAATGCGGACGGCACCTTGACGGCGCTTGGTCAGGTGTTTCTGCGTCGTCTCTGGGAACGAAGTGGCTATGCGCCAGGCATTGATCTGTCATGGATTGCGCAGGAGGCAGATCAGGCGGTCATCGCTTCGGCTCAGGCGCAGTGCACAGCCAATGCAGCGTTGCGGGAGGCTCAGGATGCTCTCGATCTCGCAAAGCAAGTCCTCCTCGACGCACAGTCCATTCGCTCTCAGGCTCTAAAAGCGTTGGAATTGGCGCAGGATTGCGTTATTATCTCAGCCACGGCGCGCGGTAACGCTCAGGCGGCACAATCTCCCGATGAGAGCATGGTCCTCACGATCATGAAGCCCTGATGGCCGTTGTCGCCAAATCTTTACAGCCCGGAATAACCCTCGCCTCTTCTGCTGGATCTGTTTTTACGGCAGGCGCGGGCGGCACTGTCGTCTCGCAAGGCGTTCTGTCGAACCCGACGACAGAGGCGGTTGCATTTACCGTCCAGATCCAGCGTTCAGGCGCGAGTGCGCTTGATGTCGTTCCGTCTCGAACGATCCAGCCCAATGGCACAGATCTGCTGCCTGAACTGTCCAACCTCGTCCTCAGTTCAGGAGATGTGCTGCTCGCATCGGGTGCAGGTCTCGTCTGCATTCTCAGCGGATACGCAATGTCGTGATGACGGATGCTGAAATTCTCGGACATGAACCGCCTGAGAGCGCTGTGATTTATCGTGATGGAGATGCGGTCGGGATGCTGTTGCCGATCACGTCGTCTGTCTGGGAGGTCCATTGCGGGGCTGCCCCGGCCATGCGTGGCAAAGCATCCCTCGCCGCGTTTCGTCGCCTGCTCACCGAGTTCTGGTCTGACCACCCAGAGGTTCATGAACTGATCGGGGTTATGAAATCAGAGCATCTGTGCGCCCGGTATAACGCGGGCCGCCTTGGCTTTAAGCGCGTCAACACCACCCCCATCACATGGCCAGACGGGACTGTCCGTGAGACAGCCGATTACAGGATGAAACGCCCATGATTCGCCATCCAGCCGCACAGGCAGATTACTTGCCGGGGGCTTGTTTTGACGCTGGTGCTGCAATCGGTGGAGCAGCTCAAGCGGCCGGAACGGTTGCCGCCACCGCCATGCAGGTCAATGCCGAAAAAGAAGCCCGCAAAACGGCCATCAATACGGCGAACAGCGTAGCGCCCACGATCACGAACAGCGCGACCACGGCCAACGCCCTGCTTGATCCGTATGCCACGACCGGCACGAGCGCGATCAACAGCCTGTCAAACGGCCTGACGGAGAACTATCTCCAGAGCACTCCCGGCTACCAGTGGAACCTGAACCAGGGCGAGCAGGCTGCGACGAACAGCGCAGCGGCTCGTGGCTTGGCCAACTCTGGAGCAGCGCTCAAGGGTGCTGCGACCTATGCGTCCGGCCTCGCTGACAGCACGTATCAGAATCAGTTCAACGACACGAACGCTCTGGCGCAAGAAGGTTACAATGCCCTCAATCAGCAGGGTAACAACACCATGACGGCGGCGAACAATGCGGGCCAGATCAAGATGGAGGGCGCAAACGGGGCCATGGCCACGACGGTTGGCGCAGGCAATGCGTTGGCGAGCGGGCTCAGTTCAGTCGGCAACACGGCCAGTCAGTACAGCATGTATAATGCGCTCCTGAATGGCAACAGCAGCAACAGTGGCGCCCGCGACGGGAACTGGTCGCAAGGGCAAGCTGCGACGGGCGAAAGCGATTGGAGTAAGTGGGGTGGCTGATTTCAACACAAACGCCCTCATGCCGACACCGCTCCCGCAGCAGACCAATCCACTTGAATTCGCGTCTCAGGCTATTGGTGTTCGCAATGCCCTGCTTGGGAATAAGATCCAGCAGGCGCAATATGATGCCGAGATGGCGCAAGGGAATGCCCTGCTCGGAGCTACTGGCGCGGACGGTCGCACGGATTACGCCAAGGCGCGCGCGGCAATAGCTGCGGATCCTAAGGCCGCATATGGGGCCGCTCAGGCATTTCGCGAACAGAATGCGGCGCGTGCTGACGATCTCGCCAACACGGAAGCCGGAAAAAATGCGGTTGGAGCCATTCTTTCCTACGTGGGATCAAACCCGGATCAGGCGCACCTCTTTGCAGCGAAGCGCATGGCCAAAGCGATTTTCCCCGGCCAGAACGTTGATGCCATCGTTAATCAGATCGCGCAGCACCCGGACGGCATTGCGGGCGGCGTAGCGCAATTGACGAACTCCATGCAGGCACCGGGCCAGCAGGAAGCCAACGTGTATGGCACACCGGGCGCGACCGTAAACAACGGGCAGCAGACCATCATCGGAACGCAGCAGAGCGCGATGAATGGTGGTCAATTCAATCCGACGACCACGGTTCAGCAGCAGACGTCGCCTGAGACCAATTCCACACCCATGGAAGTCATCAACCCGGACGGCTCCCACAGTTACGTCCGCCGCGATCAGGTGGTCGGCGGCGCGCAGGTACGCCCGACTGTCCCGCCTGAGGTTATGGGCTCTGGCCGCTATCCGACGGCGCAACCCGCCAATCCGGGGTATCAGTCGGCACCGGCCGCGGGCCAGACGGCCGCTTTGACCGAAACGGCGCAGGCTGGAGCGCATGGGGCGAACGCCCTTATGCAGGCCTCTGCAAACCGGAACGACCGGATGGCAGCACTCGGCAATATGTCTTCCGATCTGGAAGGGTTCACCTCTGGACCTGGTAGTGAACGTATCCGCCATTTTGCCTCAGTCTTCGACAACTGGACGGGAGGCAATTGGAAGAGCAGCGAAATCGAAAATGCCCAATCCTTCAACAAGTGGGCTCAGAACCTCGCCAATGCGCAGTCGCAGGCTCTCGGGACCGGCACTGACAGCAAACTTGCGGCGGCTGTGCACGCGAGCCCGAACAGTGCGCTTCAGGGCTCCACGAACCGCCTGATGATCCACCAGCTCATGGGCAACGAAGACGCGATCAACGCTAAAGCACAGGCCTGGCAGAAGGCCGGATTGCAGCCTGCGCAGTTCCAGCAGTGGAATCAGCAGTTCAGCCAGAGCTTTGACCCGCGCGCCTATCAGCTTCTTCGGATGACGCCAGACGAACGCAAGACGGTTTTTCAGGGCATGAAGAAGTCAGGCCAGATCGAAGAGTTCAAGAAGAACTACAACGCGATGGCTGCGTCCGGGCTGGTGCCAAGTGGCGAGCGTTGATCAGGCCTATGAGGACGCAGGGAAATACTGGAACGTAGACCCGAACGTCCTGCGCGCTGTCCATCTGGTGGAAGATCCGAAGAATGATCCGAAGGCCCGGTCTCGCGCCGGCGCCATAGGTCACATGCAGTTCATGCCGGAAACGGCCCGCAGCCTCGGCATCGACCCGACCGATCCGGTTCAGTCGATCTATGGCGCGGCCCGGTTACTAGACGAGAACCTGAAGCGATACGGCAACCTCCCGGACGCGCTCCGGGCCTACAACGGCGGAACTGACCGCACCAAATGGGGAAACTCCGAAACCATGGCATATCCCGGCAAGGTCGCGGCCAGCTATCAGCCACCCCAGAAGCAGCAAAACGCGCCAGATGCCCCGAATGCCTTTGCCTCAACGTTCGGGGGTAGTCTTGGGGACAGTTCTTCCGCACCGGGCAAGCCAAGTTCAGGCAATGCCTTCGACGCCATGTTCGGGCATGAGGACGGCGAGAGCACAGCAGCGAAACCGGAACTCTCTCGCGCCGAAAAGGCCTGGACCCTCGTCAACGACACAGTGAATTCCGCAGGCCGGGAAATTGACCGGACATTCGGTGTGGGCGTCCCTCACCTTGTGAGCTGGGCTACGTCTCTAGGGCACCACATGGACAATCCGGTTTCCGAAGCCGCGCAGAAGGCCGGTGACTGGGTAGCTTCGAAGGAAGATGCAGACGAGGCATCGCGCAAGAACGACTATGGCGCGCCCTATACTGACGCAGCGGGAACGATGCTCGGCGCCGGACTTGCAGCCGGTCTGGGCGGCCGGATTGTTCGCCCTGCTGCTGCTGCGCTCGATGGAACGCGGGCCGGGCGCATTGCGGCCAACGCCCTGACAGGTGAAGGGCCGTCCGCCATGCGGTATGCGAACAATGCACTGGCAGCAGGAACGCAGACCGGTCTGGCAGGCGGCGATGCTAAAGATGCCGCAGCGCTTGCTCTAGGCCTTGGCGCGGCCGGGAAGCTTGGCGGGAAAGTCCTGTCGCCAGTAACTGACCGGCTTTCAGCCGGCATGCGGCGCGCCGTCGATTATCTGGACCCGGAAGGCGCGACCGCGCGCAACACTTCGGAAGCAGCGCCGGATGTGCAAGCAGCGGCCGCCGCAGTTGAACCCAGCCCGATCAGCACATCTGCTCAGAAGGCCGAAGAGAAAGCCCAGATCAAGGCCATCTCCAAGGTCGGCGCGTTCAGCGATCCGGAGAAAGCGGCAGATGCGATCGTGAAGGCATTCACGAGCAGGAATGGCACGCGCCTTTATCAGGCCCAGACGCCGGGGGTGTTCCAGACCTCAGCCGTTCGAACGCAAGACCCGAAGATGGCCGGGCTTGAGAACAACCTGCGGGATCTCTACCCGGACGCTTTTCGCACGCTCGACAGCGCGAATGACCACGCCTACACGCAGCACCTGCGGGAGACGATCGGCACGCCGGAACAGATCCATAATCTTGAGGCGGAGCGTTCCGCGTTCGAAGAGGCGCAGCGAACTAAGGCGTTTGAGAACGAAGAAGCCGTTCCCGTCGGCGCGCTTCATGCAACCTTGGATAGCCATATCGCAGCGAACAAGGGAAACGAGCCTGTCCGTCAGGCCATCACGAAGGCCAAGAAAGCCCTTGAAGAGGTAACGTTCGCCAAGGAGAACCCTTCTCCGACACATAGCCTCTGGAACGAACCAGAAGATCCAGTGCGTTGGGCCAAGCCGTCCGATCTTTGGAACGTTCGCAAAGCAATCGGATATGGCCTTCAGAAAGCAGCAGCTGGCGAGGACGCGAACATGCGCGCCGCCGCCGCTCGCCTGTCTCCCTTCATGGACGATCTCGCCAACCACATCGACCAGGGCGCTCCAGGCTTTCATGACTATCTGGAGGGATATTCGCGTCGATCCGGCAATATCGACAGTCTACGCTTTCTCCAGTCGCGCGGCCTGACTCAGCCGTCCACGAACGCCCCGACAGGCGAGAGCGTGAATTACACGGCGCTGAAGAACCTGATCAAGCAGATCGACAAGAATGAGGTTTCGGTCGCCACCAAGGGAACAGACGCAGTCACGCCGGAGCAGGAAGCGCGCCTTCGGACTGTCTACCGCGACATGATGGCAGAACGGACGATGCGCGATGCTGCTCGGTCCAACGGGTCGAACACGTTCAAGAACGCAATGCAGCAGCGCCAGAAGGAAATCCGGGGCGGCCATTTCGGTGGAGTGGCCAGCACTCTCGGCGGCCTACTCGGAGCGCAGGAGGGCGGCTTGATGACGGGCGGCGCAACAGGCGCAGCGCTTCATGCTGGCAATGCGCTGATCGGTCACGCCCTCGCCAATCGACGCCTGACCAAGATGGAGCAGACGGATCAGGCCGTTATCAATCACCTGCTGGGTCAGTCGCGATAGTTGAACCGAACGCCGTTCAGAAGCCGGTCCGCTTTCTCCGCGCGATACCGGCGGATGGCATAGGGGGAGAAAGATAGGCCAATCAGCACAAGGGCTAGTGTGTAATCGTATCCCGGCTGATTGGTGATTGGTCCCGGCTCATTGAGTGAAGAAAGCACCATCACTGCAAAGAAGGCTGGAACCGGAAGCGCCGCCCAAAGCCTCCCCTTCACCCAGAAGAAGCACCAAACCACAGCTACGACGAGATAGAGGAAGATCATGCAGAAATTATCTCAGTTTACTGCGGCTTGGGCAACGTTTTTTGCTTGTACTGACGCGCGGAACAAAACTAGAATCGGAAGCATGGAGATTCACCGATGAGCTTTGTCCAGCGCGAGTTAAAGCGGATTACTGCCGCCCTCTTGGAAGAAAGAGACGAGACGCGAAAGCGGGAGTTTTATGCTGCCCAGCAGGCATTATGCTGGGCGCTTGATCCCAAGTTTGCAAAAGCGCCCTTCAACACAATTACGGGCATTCCGGCAGAGCCAGAAGATTGTTCGGTTCGTAACCATCCGCTTCCGTTTTCAGGTACTTGTGACCATTGTGTACAGCCACCACCACCCAGACAGATTTCCCGTTGACGGAAGTGTAGAAACTCCACTCTCCGTTTTCAATAAGATTGATCGCTTCTTTTTCTGACATCTTCCAGCGCTGTCCATTGTGGACCCCGCCTACATTAACAATCGTCTCATAGGGAGAATAATGATGACGTTTGTTGATACATGAAATTTGAGCAGAATTTTTAGCCACTGACTTGGTCTCCATTTCGGAAGACTACACCCTCCCCGGCAGAGCGGAGTCGGGTCAATGAAGACGCAGACAGAAAAGGTCAGGCCCTCCGCAATGCCTCATTGATGCGGGTCTGCCATCCCGGCCCGGTGCTCTTGAATTTTTCCAGAACGTCCTGATCGAGACGAAGCGAGACTGAGCGTTTCGTAGCAGCCTTCTGAGGACCGCGGACACGCTTTGCCTTTACGAGCGCGGGAGCAACCGCCATCGCCGGTCTCATGACCTGAAAGTCAGCCTCAGTCAGTTCAGGGTTATCGCCATCCAGAGCAATACCCTGATTGATCCGGGCATCTTCCTCGTCAGTCGGCATGATGATGTTAGTCTTGCGAGACATAGAGCAATACCTCCCGTTTGTTGGCTTTCCGCAAGCTGACGATCCGAACGATCCGGGTTTCGATGCTGTACACCAGCACATGAAGGCGTTTGCCAATTGGGCCGATCGCAACAAGGCGCGGTTCATTCGATGAGTGACTGGCCCTGATGAAAGCCGCGTCCCATTCGAAGCCTTCAGCAACAACGAAATCAACGCCATGCTTTTCGATGTTGCTCAGGCGCTTCGTTTCGTCCCAGTCGTATCTCATAGTTTATTGTATATACGGATAGGCTGGAAGCGTCAATCTAATTGTATGTACGATTTAATGGAGTAGTATTTCGGAATGCCCTCCCCGGCAGAGCGGATTCAGGTCAATGCGCCGATATCACATCAACGACGCCACCCCATCGATCTTATCAGCCAGCGCCGAGACCATGTGTTTAATTTCGGCAGCAATATCTGCCTTATCGACAGCAATATTCAGGCGCTCAGCATCACGCTGGAGCTCAGTGACTAACTGATGGACTTCTGAGTTGATGCCGTCTTCGTCGTCGTTGGTGCGGTATGACATATTAGCCTCCAAGGAAAATAGAACACTGCGCTCTTGATGACTTTCTTGTCCAGCGCGCCTCGCTTTTCCCTTGTACTGAAGCCCCCACTTCCCCAGCCGCTACACGCCGCCCTAACAATTACCCGGAATCCACTCCCCACCGACAACCAAAGGTGGCTTCTGTGGACTCCCTTAACTACATCTGCGATCATCTCGATACGGCGATGGCTCTTTATCGAGTCTCAGGCGGCACAATCTCTTCAGTAATACGATTGATGCGCCGGGATTCTGTACAAAAAGCACGGAAAAACAGTACTCTCTTAGGCGATAGAGGGAGCATTGATATGCACGCCGGTAGCGAGGGTTTTAGCTTCAGCGCAGATACGATCATGACGCGCTGGATACGGTTCAGCGTTGGATTTGCGATTATTGCAGGTGGCGTTGGCTTGCTTGCCATGGGCGCAACGCCGCTTATTCTCGGTTTAGCGCATTACGGTCTTTTATAGCGTTGCTTTCTAGGCTCGTTTTGGCCTAGAATCTCGTCACGGCATGCTTCGCGCTGGCGGCACAATTCGTATCCCGAAATGTCGCCCATGCGCCGTCTATTGCTTGCCCTTTCCCTTTGCATCCCTTTCTACGCCCATGCTCAGCAGGCCGCGAACCCCGTTGAGCCATTCAGCTATGGCGTTCGGACTGGCACTGCGAAGAACCCACTTGTTGCGGTCCTGTCTTCTGTCGTGCCTTCCGCTCAGGCTGGATCCACCCAGGCTGCCGCACCGGTCGAGCTGTTCAGCTATGGCCGTCGCGTCGGCACACCGTCGAACCCGCTTTACATCAACCTCGGCAACGCCCTCGACGGATACGTCACCCAGGTCAGCCTGACATCCACGCTCTCCGCCTACCTGACCACCTCTGCCGCTGCGAAAACGTACCTGCCGTTTACGGGCGGAACGATCACAGGCAATGCCTCGATAAACGGTGAAGTGACGCTTACGAGTGCGACCGGCACGGGAAATGCCTACGCCTGCCTCAATGCGTCTGGTCAGCTATACCGCAGCTCGACGGCCTGCCAGTGATGGGCGACGCAATCCCTCTGGTCGCCCCCGAAGCTGAGTTCATCACGCGCGGCGAGTTCTCCGAGGTCCGGCAGGACGTCAAGAAGCTCGAGCGCGAGATGGCCGAAGTCCAGACCATGCAGAGCACTCAGGGCGGCCAACTCACGCAGATCCTCGCTAATCAGGACGCGCAGGACAAGAAGCTCGACAACCTTCAGTCGGTTCGTCAGTGGATCGGCTGGGTTCTGGTGATCGTGACAAGCACTGGCGTTGTGCAAATCACGTCGCACCTGGTCGGCGTGCGATGAGCGGCCTCAACACGCGCCAGCTCAAAACGCTGATCGTCACCCCGACGCTTCAGGCGCTTGGCCTTGCATCCCCTGCGGCAATTAACCTCGTGACCGGCACCGCGCTGGCCGAAAGTCGCGCCGCCTACGTTCAGCAAGTCGGCGGTGGCCCTGCCCTTGGTCTCTGGCAGATGGAGCCCGCCACGCATGACGACTGCTGGACGAACTTCCTCGACTTTCCCGCGCAATCGCGCCTTGCGACGGTATGCCATCGCATGCGCGCTGCTGATCTTGATGCGACAGCGCAGTTGGTCACGAACCTTCGCTACGCCTGTGCAATGGCGCGCATCCGTTTCTATCGCGCATCCGAAGCGCTTCCTTCAGCGAACGACGCTGCCGGACTGAGTGCTTACTGGAAGGATCACTACAACACGGCGCTTGGCGCGGGCGATGCCACTGCGAATGTCGCCTTTTTCGCGGAGGCCATCGCAGCATGAGCAAGGTCCTCGATTGGATACGCGAACCAACGACGCTGCAGGGTCTTGGGCTTTTGTCCGGCGCAATGATGGCAGCTTGGCTTGGTGTTGATGGCGGTGTTCCGTCCGTCATGGCCTCAACCGCCATCTTCCTCCTGATCCCTGAAAAATCTCCGCTGCAAAAAGCTGCCTCGATCGCAGCCGGCGCAGCGATCACCGAGATCGGAAAGCACCCGCTTCTGGGTGCGTCTTCCGCCGCCGCAAGCACTGACGAGCCTAAAGCGCCGACGTGACTGCGGGACACCCCAATACTGGAGACTCTTATGTCTGACCTCGCGTCTCTAACCGCTGCCCAAAACATGCTTACCGCCATCGCGGGCAAGCATGAGAGCGCGGCGCTGAAGAATGATCTTGCCCTTGCTTCCACGGCATTCTCTCTCGTCATTCAGACGATGGTCCCTCGCCTAGATCCGAAGTTCGATCTGTCCGGCGTCGATGCTGGTGTTGCGGCAGGCCTTAACGGCTTCACGGCCGCGATCACCGCTGCGGGAACCCCGCTTGAGGATGCCACCAGCACGGAGACGACAGTCAATGCGTAATCCCTCCCGTCGCGGTTTTCTCCGCACCCTCGGAGCGTGCACAGCCATCGGCGCGCTTGGCGCCTGCACGATCACCAAGAATGGCAGTGTGACGACCGTCACGATCAACGTGGCCAAGGTGAAGGCATACGGACAGGCTGGCCTCAATGCGGTCAGTACGATCCTTGATATCACTACCGTAGCGACCGCTATCGGCGCTCCGGCTGTCAGTGTGATCAATATTGCCTCTGCTGCTCTGGGCGCATCCCTAACAGCCTTTACGTCTGCTGCCGGGTCCAGTGTCACGGTCAGCTATGATAACGCGACCATGAAGACGCGGATCGACTCTGTTCTGGCTGATCTCCAGAAGGTTGCATCCGATCTCGAAGCAGGCCTGAAAGGCGCGTCTTCCAAGGTCTCCAGTTCGATCCTGTCCGATGCTTCGGTGGCCGTTAGTTCCCTCAGCACGGTTATTTCCGTGTTTGAAGGCCTTCTTGGTGTCGTATCCGCTCGCCGTGCCACGATGACGGAAGCGCAAGCCCTCCGCAATCTCGGCGTAACAGCATGATCGTGGGGATGCCTCAAGCGGTGCCCTCGGGTAGCGATACCCTGCTCTGCTGGGGCGTCCCTACTCTCTGCACCGTCTTGATCCTCATTTGCGCCGCTTGGATATCCTCCCGATGGTTCTAAACGCTACCGTTCGTCTCTACCGGCCAGCGGATGTCTTCGGGCGTCTGATCTGCTGGCGGCTCGAAAGCGACTACAGCCACGCCACGATCGAGCTGGGCGGGACGATTTATTCGGCCACTTACCCGCGGATCGTGGGAGTCGGTCCTACTGATCCAGACTTCGGGATGCCGCCCAGGACCGGGCATGCCTTCACAATCCGGCTGTCGGACAGTGAAGCTGCAAAAGCACTGGCCTACTGCAAGTCCATGCTCGGCACGTCATACGACGTTCTGGCGATGGCGGCCTGGGCTTTCCGGATCCAGTCCCTGCAACGCCCCGGGCATGCCTACTGCTTCGAATACGTCTATGACGCGTTGGCAGCCGCTGGCGTGTTCGCGACATCGAAGCGCCTGGTCACGGGCGAGCAGCTTCTGAATGACCTGTATCAGGCCGGGCGCATCGAGAACATGGCGCTAAGGCGTGCGGACAATCTGCGCATACGCAGGCACCTTATCCGTCAGCCCGCTCCTATCAATGTTTCCGCGCCATGAGGCATTATATTACTAAAATGGAACATTAGATCCACATTGATCACAAGTAACGAAATTTGATTCGGAATAATTTCTTTTATCAGTGTAAGAAAATCCTGAAGTTATACTCTCTAAGCGTCGACCGGATCCACTGTATATCGTTGGCCGATCACTTTCGCTGAGATTAATTTCTCCTAATTTTCCGCAATTTCGACATTCTAGTTTGAACGAAAAATCATCCCTTGATGCCATGTTAATTTCACCTATTTTTCAGATAACGAGATAACCACATGAATCGTTGTTTAGGCAAGCTTCCTGCTCGCCACGATTACCGCACCTATCGTCTCGCCCCCGTGCTGGCGAACGCATTGCCCGTCGTGCCGGCCGAACGCGACTGGTCGCAGGGTGTGCCCTATCAGATGTGGGGCAATGACCGTTTCGGCTGCTGTGCCTTTGCCGCTCAGGCCGCGCATGTCGCAACATGGACTAAAGCCGCGCAAGGGCTTGTCATGCTTTCCACTGACATGGTTCTGGCCAACTATGCTGCCGTTACAGGCTTCAATGCAGAGACCGGGTACGATCCTGGCACGATGCTGCTGGACGAATTAAACAAATGGCGCACGGTCGGCTTCCAGCGTCCCGGCCAGACGCGCGACTATCTCACGGCCTTCGGCTCAATCCAGCCAACCGATACGGCCAGCATCAAACGGGGGATCGCGTTCCTCGGCGGTGTGCTGGCTGGTGTGATTGTGCCCCAAGGCTTCCTGTCGCTGCCGATTGGTGGGACGTGGGATCTCTCCACGCTTTCAGGGCCGGACCTCACGCCCGCAGGCGGTCATGCCATCGCACTTGTCGGCTACAACCTGGAAGGTGTGTTCTTCAATACATGGGGCGCGCGGACCTTCATGCCGTGGGACACCTTCACGCGGATCTCTGACGAAGCCTATGGGTTGCTGTCGCGCGAGAACTGGCTCGGCATCCCCGGAACGTCACCGACTGGCGAGGCGTTCGATGCGCTGCTGGCGGAAGTAAGGGCGACGTGAGAACCGTGACTGATGCCGATTCTTGACGGGACTTTGGGTATGCTCGGGCGCAGCTCGGACAAAAAGACGCCGCACTGCAGCGCGCGGCAAATTGCTGATTTCAGATCCCCCATTCCTTGAAACAGAGATCTGTTCATTCGTGAGTGGTATGAAGGGTGTTAAGTGGATATTGGCTATCAGGAAAATTTACCGTAACATTTGGTGTGCTCTATAATTTATGAGGACATAACGTTATTGGGTACAAATAAAAACATGTATAAAATTATTTATTCAATGGAAATGCTATGAAGTTTGGAAAATTAGAAATAATACTAAGCATTATCGGCGGGCTGTGCTTATTTTTTTCGATGCCTCTAGTGGTATGCATGGATCATACTACACCCAGAGGCGATAGCGCAAATTGGCTACAAGCAATTGTAGCGATTTTGACTTTATTGGGCGTAATCTATGCCGCAATCAAAGCATCAGATGCGGCCAAAAGCACGGAAAGTGTAGCACACAAAGCGAATGAAATTTCTGAAAACAGCCTTATTTTGACCGAGCGCTCCTATGTAGTAAACATACTAGAATATTTGGGGCGGCAAGCTAGTGATTCACTAAGCAAACAAATTCTAGCAACAAGAAAATGGGAGGAATGTCAAGATATCATCAATTCAGGCGGGCGGCCGTCTTCAGTAAACGCCAAGGATGAACAAGAAAAAATATTTACCAACACAACAAAAGAAAAGAATATTTCTACATTCGTTACTTCAATATTAAAATGTCACCGCGCCATAGATTTATGCAAATATAAAGATATTGAATATTATGCGGAAATTTTGCACTCTTATTTGGACACCGATGCAATAATTGAATTAAAGCTGGAAAAACAATTGAAATGGATATGTAAAGACTACAAATCTTATGCAACCGATTCTGATTTTTATAAGTTGGCGTCAGCTTTAGAAACGCAATACCAAGATGCACGCGATTTCCTGAAAATAGATAAGTCTTCATAAACCAAATCGGTTGATGGCGTACAGTTCCCTGCCCGAATTGGTGCCCCCCTCTGGAGATGATTGCGCGGTCTCCAGACCGGTAGATATGCAGGCGCAACCGGAAATCACCAACTCCGCGCCCGAACAATCTCATCCAGCCGCGTCGTGTAACGAGCCGACAACAAAGACTGTCGCGGCGTCCATGATCGCTTACAGGTTGCCCGTTTGATGTTAACGAAACGCCGTTTTTTGAGACACAAGGCGGCTTGGCGTTAAAATCTGGGACGCAAGCTTCCGGGTGATGATGCCCAAGCGCTAATGCAGGCGGAAACGGAAAAAAATGGGACCGGGCACCAAACCGGGATTTTTAATTTCTCAAACTGTGTATATCGCCTATTTTCAACAAGATAACGGATAGGTGTGACAGACACTCTCTCCGCCAGTGCATTAGATAATTCCTTGAAATCGTTATGTTTTATCAACCCGAGATTATGGGTTGGAGAACGATTCTGGAGTAGTCTTTTGGAGAAAGCAACCCACACTTATCAAGAAGCAAAAAGCTCTCCTTGTCTGCGTAGAACTTTCCAGACGTAAGAGCGTGAAATCCCAAGACGCTTACCAATTTCAGTATTAGCAACGCCCTGACGTTTGAGATTGAACACCTGCTCAATCCTGTTCAAATTGGCTTTCCTGCCCTTGTAGACTCCCTCAGTCTTGGCTTTGGCAATACCTTCAAGCTGTCGCTCGCGTCGTAACTCAGTCTCGAATTGAGCAAGGACACCTAGTAAGCTAACAAACATCCTGCCCATAGCTGATGATGTATCAATCGGCTGTTCTGTAGCTATTAATGAGACGCCTTTGGCTTCTAACTCTTGGACGATGTCAGACAGGTCTCCGAGTGAACGAGCCAGCCTATCAATACGAGTAATGACCAGAGCATCATCCTTACGAAGGAACTGCAAAAGATTTTCCAGTTCTTGCCTGCCCTCTCGGGACGTACCAGAAACCTTCTCACCACGAACAAGTTCGCACCCTGCTTTTTCCAAGGCATCTATCTGTATATCGAGTGATTGCTCTTCACTTGACACACGTGCATATCCATATTTCATACAGCACCTCCAAAAAGATGCTTTCTGCTATTAAAGAAATCACGCATCGACGCATTCCAAAAGAAACGACCTTTTTGCCATCCGCTAAACGGTATCTTACAAGTTCCAAAATGATACTCGACGGTATTGCGATTTAGAAATTTCTCCAAATCGACAACATAATCGAGTTTCTTCTCTTCAAAATTTTCTTTTGTTGTCTTTCCGATTTCTTGAATAGTGTATGGTTGAGTTCTTAATAAATAATCTTGTCGTGCCAATTTTCTCAATGATTCTATAATATCATCCAAACATCTATCTGCTTGTTCAATTGTCATTGAGCAAAACAGCAAACCAAACACATCCGATGAGCCATATTTTAGCATATGCAAATGTTCTACATAATGAACGAATTGACCATCGTTATATATTACTCCGCCTTTTGGTATATCTTTAATTGTATCCATAAGATGCCTCCATATTGTTTCCTATGAGTCTAAGAGATGAGTAAACCCCCTGTTGACTATTTATATTATAACTCAAAAGAAACAGTATTTTGGCAATTTACGTATATTTTTATTGTTTCCTAAGGGAGTACCTAAAAGAAACAGGGAATCCTGAGAATACTTTACATTATCTTCCAAATGACATTCCTTTCTTTTTTACATTCTTTCTATAGATATTCTTTTCAATTTCTTCAGGATTTTCCTGTTCAACAACATTATCAACATTCTCAACATTCTCAACATTCTCAACATTCTCAACATTCTCAACATTCTCAACATTCTCAATATTCTCAATATTCTCATTAATTGAATCTTTTTCAGATTCTTCTTTTTTCAATCTCATTTTGTGATCAGTTATTAATGAGTTAACAGAGTTAATATCAAAGTTTTCTATATGTTCATTTAATTTATTATTTTCTTCATCAGACAACAAAGACATATCTATATTCTTGATTTTATCTAATTTGCGAAGTTGTTCTCGTGCGTCTTGTGCTTCTGGTCTATTTTTAAAATCTTCAATATCGCCCGAACGCTTGTAAACAGCCATTGTTGAAACTGCATCTATGGCACGAGATTGGTCAGAATGTTTTACTAACATCTGAGCATATTCATTTCGTTTATATTGAGCCATAGCATATTCTTTTTGTGCATCAGTTAAATACATGCTGCGAGTAGGTTTTTCTTTTGTAATTCCTACTTTGTGCATCATTGAATGTATTATGTAAGCCGCGAACATTTTTAATTGTTCCAATTGCTCTTTTTCAATAGCTTCTTTTTTATTCTTTTGATATCCGTGATAGAGACCTGTTATAGAACTGGATTTATTATCATGCTCCTTGATTTCTTTCCTTAATTTGACTAATGATGTTCTTCTATCTTTGAACTCATCAAGTTCATCCTTGAAGTTTTTATATAAGAAGTTTCTAACTTGCTTATCATCTAACTGTTTTAATGTTGGATGATCTTCTTCAATGATATCTTTATTCTTTTGAGATTCATTTTCTATATATGTATTCCATCCACTCAATAAATCATTTATATCAATCTGTTTATTATCTTTCATATTAATACTCTCCATCATTTTTTTCTGTGATGCTAATTGCATTTTTAATAATTCATCTTTTTCAGATTCTTGTTTGTTAGTGAAGCTAACAGCTTGTTTTTCTTCGAATGTCATTTCTTCTGAGGCTTGCATCTTCTCGCTATCGACTTGCGCGATAATGCTATCCAGAGAGACCTCGGGGGCCTTCTGGGATTTGTTGGGGCTGGTAGTACTTGAAGTATCTTTATAGGCTTCCTGAGGCTTCTCTGATGTCTCCAGAGCAGGTTCGACAGGATGCAATCCTTCGCCAGTCTTACTGTGGGTGGTTGTGCCACCTACAGTAGGTCTGGCTACCTGAAATTCATGGCCATCAATGAACTGTTGAAACTCATCTTTTTTCATTCCAAGAATTCTATCGAGTGAGCCGACAAACTTGCCGTTCTCATCGTTCAGGATGAGTTTCTTTTTGCCCTGTTCGATAGTCCATCCTTTTTCCTGGATAGCGTTCTGGAAGGATTGGAAATTATCGCAACGGGATAATATTTCCTTTGCTTCGGCTCTGATATCGAATGGCTTTCCGCCGTTCCTTTTCATAGCCTGATATGCTCCATCCCTGACGAAGCTGTTAGGTAATGGTCCTTCGGTTAATGGCTTGATGGCGTCTTTGTATTCTTCAGGAACATTCTCATATACCGCGACGTTGTGGCGACCTTTGACGAGTGCCAGCCCATTATCGACCTCGAACATGCGAGCGATTTTTTCCTGTCTCTGATACAGATTATCAAATCGCCTGACCTGACCAGTTTCAGAATTCACGAGCCTGATGCCAACGTGTCCGTGGCGAGGGTCTCTTTCACCTGAATGACTTCTGTATGTGTGTATGGCACTCAATACGACATCCTCATCAGGGATATCGAACTCCTGTTGAATTCGAGATATCGCATCTCTGAACTGCTCGTCAGTAAGTGGCTCTTTTGAAGATATCTGAAAATGACGCATTGCATTTTTTCGGTTAAAATCTTCACCATCCGCAAAGCAGTTTTCAACGTCTTGCGGAGTTCCTTTTAATAATTCGATATCTTCGTTTTTATCATTGGTAGCAAAGTAATCATAAACCCCGATAGGATTAGAATCTGATACCATAGGATTGGATTTGATAATCAT